GCTGATTTGGTTTTTGAGGTGTGAATTAGATCCATAATATTTTTTCCAATCACTTTCTTTTTGAACTATTTTAAATGTTTTTCTTCTCCCACGTCCCGTCTGTTCAGATAATTCTACTTTAGTAAGTTTTTTCTTTTGATTGTGATATAAAACTTTTTTACCCACATATTTTTTGCCCTCGGGGGTAATTACTTCATAAACAAATCCAAATGTGTTTTGTGGAAACTGTGATATGTCTATAATTTCTTTTCCATTATATAACCAATTCATATTTTATTATTGTAATTTTATAAAGTGAGAGGATGGGAAAAATCCCCAATCAGAAGTACCTCTTTTCCAATAAGTTAGTTGACCCATTATAACATGGTTTGCATTATTATCTGCACCTGTAATACTTACAGAATTACCTTGAGGGTCATATAAAGTTTCGTTTACTGTACCCCCATTTAATTTATATCTACATTTTAGAGTAGCAGGCCCACTTGTTGCCGCAAATATCTTCATTCCAAATAAGAATACATCTCCTGGGTAGTAACTTCCAGTAATTGTATCAGACATTTCTATGATAATATCAGAGGTACCATCTACATTATCTATACTTCCTTCCCAAAAAGATTGAGAAGTGCTATCAAAGGTTACTGTTCTTTCTCCCGAACTATAATCTAAAGTCCCACCATCAATTTTTCCCATCATCATTCGCCCTCCTGCAATGACTTTTAAGGCTCCTGCAGTAGTTCCACTTACAACCTTACGAGGAGTAGCTCCTGTATTATTAAATCCACCTCCTACTAAATGGGTATCATCATTTACCCCCAAAGCCGCGTTTTCAATTAAACCATCAGCATTAAATGTGGTATGTTCAGTGACGCCCGATCCATTATTAACCTTAAAAACTAATCTAGCAGGTTTACTACTAGCTCCCCAAGAACCTGTTGCTTCCCCTACTATGACTATACCATCAGTAAATCCTGAACCATAATAGCCCTGAAGTGTTAATTGGGCAAAATCGTTACCACCAGCTAAACTAGTATCATCATTTTTTAGTATTAAACCAGGTTTTCCATCTGTAGATTCAATAACCAATGTATTAAAACTATCATCAAAAGTTAATCTATTTGATCCTGATATTGTAGTAGTGGAATTTGCAAATGTTACTTGATTTGCTACTAAATCAACAGCTACAGAAGTACCTGAGGAACCTGAGCTACCTGAAGTACCTGAAGAACCTGATGAACCTGCATCACCACTTGTACCTGAAGAACCTGAACTACCTGCATCACCACTTGTACCTGAAGAACCTGAACTACCTGAAGTACCTGAGCTTCCTGAAGAACCACTTCCACCCCCTGTTTGAGTTTTTACTGAGGTTCCATCTAATACTAAAATAGTTGATACACCTGTAGCACTGTCAAGATCTAAAAGGGTAAGAGGTCCATCTACTTCTAAACTTCCACTTATAGTAATATCATAATCTTCTGAGCCGTTAAGAGCCTCTATTGATTGACTTAATTGGGCCGCAAAAAGAGTTGAACCATCTGCTATGCCTGTATTTGATAATGTTTTTGCCATTTTATCTGTCTATATTGATAAATATTGTAGTATCTGTAGTTTGTGAAGTTGGAAGGGGTTGCGCTAATTTTCCTACTGCTAATAATTCTTGATTATTGTTATATAATCCAACAGTAGTAACAAAAGGAGAAAATGCTGATGAAGTAACAAAATCGTTATAAGTAGCACTTCCTGAATCTAGTATTTTATTTTGTCCTTTAAGTGTTGAGGAAAGTAAACTAGGATTTAATGAATAATTAAATTCACTAGAATTTATAGTACATTTGTATTGAGTTTCTAAAATATCATAAGAAGAACTAAAGGAACAAGTTATTTCATTTCCTTCACTAATAAAGTTAGAAACAAAATTTAAATCATCAGTAGGACCATAAATACTAGTTCCAAATGTCGCTTCCCCATACTCAACACCTCCATCATCACCAGGGGTCCCATCACTTGTAATTATAGCTAACCCTTGGTTATATATTATATTACCACATATATTACTATTAAATATTAAATTTCCTTCACCATCATCTGTAATAGTAGCATTACTACCTGAAATTAATTTGAAGGATTTGGGTTGGATTCTATTTCCATATAGTTTAGAAGCTATTGATATAACTCCCACACTCTCACCACTCCCAGTAGGAAAATACTTAGAAAAATATAAATTGGATTGGGGATAATTAAAAAAACTTCCTGATTCTGCTGTACTAGTTCCATTAGAAGCAGATGTAATTAAAAAATTACCATAATATAAATCTTTAACAGAATTATAAACTAAAAATTTATATTCGGAAGCAATCTGTCCTGTAGTTTCCCACCCTGTGTTAAAGTTAGTTTCCCCCGTATTAGTTCCTAAAAATCTATCAATTCCTTTAGCTATAAAATCTGTGTTACTCTCAATAGTAAAACTTTTATTTACTTCAAAGGGAGAAACAATAATGTCTGAAGAAAGGAATTGTTTGTAGGTGCTCATTCATTAGAAATCTAACTTAACTCGGACAAGGGCTTCTTTTGTAAAATCTTTTTTTAAAGGTTTACTTAACTTTGCTACTGCCAGTAATTCATTAGCATCATTATAAAGACCTACACTTGTTATGAAAGTTTGTGGTGAATTTATAAAACTAGTATATAATACTTCCCCAGCTGATCCACTAACAAAAGAAGGATTTTCAGAGTAGTTATATTCAGCATTTCGAGCTCTACAAAATATAAAATCTGAAGTTATATTTTCTTGGCTGTTTAGAGAAAATGCTAATCCTTCTTTAACTGCTTGGAAGATTTTTCGATTATTATTATCTGATGTATTTGAAGCATTTCCTGTATTTAATGCTATACCTCCATAACCCGAAGCAAGGTCTAAGGCTGAAGCATTTAATAATATAGTTCCTATATCTGGAAGAAATAAACCATATGACCCTGATATTGTCATTCCATTAGCAACAGCATCGGTTGCGCTGTCACCACTTCCAACAGCACTTCCTTGGGATCCTGAGACTATTTGATATACTCTACCAGCTTCATTAAAAACAACAGTGGAAACATCATTACTATTATCAGTTAATTTAATAGTAGTACCACCTTTTGTAAGAGTTAGATCCATAGTACCTAAAAACATGTTACCCTTATATCTTGATCTTGCTATGCTAAGGGCATATACACTTTGAGTAACTGGGGTTATTCCTCCAAACTCAAATGAATTATTTTCATCTCCTAAAATAATATTTTGAAATTGTCCATATATTGTAGAGGTAGGAGATTTACCTAATATACCAGGATCATATAAAAGAGAACCTGATCCATCAGAATTTCCGAATGCTGCAGAAAATTGTATAGAAGCAGTTGAAGAAGTATCTGGGTCTTCGTCTAAGATATTTACATAGTAATTCCCGCTACTACCTCCCTCTTGAGTTGAAGAAGTAAAAAAAGTTGATAATGTTGGAGCATTTGATGTCCATGCTCCTGCTGTTATACTATCTGCACTTATTAAAAAATCTTCCGGGTCTAGTCTTTTAAATGACATTTATTATGTTGTTTTAGTTATAGTTACAGGAATAGTAAGTCGAGCTCCACTATCTCTTCCTACTATTTGTAAAGTAGTACTTAATTGAGTATTAGAACCAAATAAAGTATTAACAGTAGTAGCAGTTAAATTAATAGTAGTACCTACAACTGTTCTAGATACATTAGTTCCAACAGTGTCTGTGGAGTTTAAAGTTTGTACTTGTTCAGTATTAATACCCACCCCATTAAAATTACTTAAGGTTCTCACATCAGCTATAGTAGCAGTATACCCACTATTTTCAAATACTTGATTATTACCTAAATAATTTAAAGTTTGAGGAGTAATTGCTAAAGATGCTCCTTGTTTTAAAGTAATAGCAGCAAAACCTGCATCAAGCACAGGCATTTTAGCTGTACCTCGAGGTAATGTTGTTAATTTATACTTTAAATTCTGAGTTGTTTCAGGAAAGGCCTCTAACAAAGGCATATTTTCTAGAGCTTGTCCATAAAAAGCACTTCCTGAAGGATGAGAAGGATTATATAAAGTGTAATCTATTTCATCATCTGCTAAAGCAAATTGTGTTATTCTAAAGGAACCATCTCCTCTAGCTAATAATTCTCTTCCCTTATTAGTTAAAATAGCGTCTATTGTTACTATTTGATTGTTTAAATATCCCATTTGTATGTATATATTTTATAAATATCACAAAATTATGTTTCTATTATACCCGCTTCTTTTAAAGCAAAAATTAATTCATCCTCCCTTAAGCTAAGATTTTTTGAGGGGTATTGAGGAGTAATTATACCTTTAAAATCTTGTTCAACCCCAGCTATATTATCTTTTTTAGTATTAATAAATAAATACCCTCCATTTTGAACAATTCTATAATGGGTGAAATGATTTAATTGGGTTCCTGTAGAACCTTCAATAGCTATTGCTTGAGTATTAACCCCAGGGGTAATAAATAAAGCTAATTTGCTATCATCTGTAAGTTCAGCTTTTATTACTTTATGAACTTTATTTTGGTTATATTCAAACCGAATTTCATCCCCTGTTAAAAATTGAAATGGTAATTGAATGGGGTTAAAAGTATTACCATCATTCTCAGGATCAAATGCTTCACTAGCTGTATTAATTCGTTGGATATATTCTCCATTAGAAAATAAAGTAATATCATCAGAGCCTGTCAATATAGAATATGCTCTATTTAAATCATTTGGATTTATACCAGACCCTGAAATGGTTTGTACTCCTTCCCAATATGAGGATGTGGTGGAATTAACACCCGCAATTAATACCTCACCAGAAGGAGTTTCCTGTTGAAAAGATACTGAGATATTTTTAAAATAAACATAAGTATTAGCATTAGAAGATATTCCTGTAATCCTAAGTTCGGCATACACTTTATCATTTTGTGAAAAATCTTGATAAGGAGTAATTAGATTAAAACTAAAAATTGTACCTTGAGGGGCCGTTGGAATATCTGGAACTGAGAATAAAAAAGGGAATGAAGATAATTCTTGTGCGGGAGTGGCCCCTACAGGGTCACTATATATTGTAATACTCCCCTCAACTGTATTTCCTGCGTACACATCTACAATATAAAGATTTCCTGCTAAATTTGTTCTTAACCTAGTACCAGCATATAAAGTAGATTGTAAAACTTCTAATTCATCCCCATCCCACTCTACCCATTCAGGTCCTCCATTAGACTCAGATACAGCTGTTACAATTGTAGACATTTCAATTTTTTGGGTGACATCATTATATATAGATGTTGGAGTACCTTGTCTATGTGCTGATGATATATTTTGGGCTGTACCTACTAATTGCCCACCAACAGAATTAAAACTCATAGTAGTGATATATTCATCATTACCTTTTCCATATTCTGTAGTAGATAATAATTGGAGGGAACCTATATCATATGTAGATTGTCTTCCTGTTAGGTTTTGATTTAGTACTGTAGCGTTATCCGCTCTAACATTACAATATGCTCCTTTTTCAAAGTTTTGTGTAGCATTTAAAGCAGCATCACCTTCATCCGTAGGTTTAGAAGTATTTAAATTAGAATCAACTAAATATGTAATTCTAAATTGAGTTTTGTCTATAATCTCAGGTCCTGTTGAACCCGCTTCATCAAATACCAAAAAATATTCTTGATTTTGTTCTGCAACGGGTAATCCACCTAAAATTCCATTAATATCTTCTCCTGTTTGGGTAGATAATTGGTTTTGGGCTTGGATTAATTCCTCTGAAGTGTAACTTGTATAATTTGACATTTTTTATCTTTCTATAGTGATGTTATAATCTAAAGAGGACACTCGGGTTCCATTATACCTACTAGTGGTCCATGCTTTTTGGGTATAATTTGAATCTTGAACAGGGGCTTTTAAAGCACCATTATTTTTTAATAAATTATAGTTAGTAGGAAGAACTAAATTACTATTATAATCTACATCTTGATAGATTGAAGACAATCTACTGTTTTCAACAGTATTTAATATAGGATTCGGGTAAATTTCTCTTAAATTTATGGGGGAACCATCATAAACTTGGGTTAACCCACTCCAAGGTATATACCCATTATTCGAACCCCAGGGAGGATTATTTTTAATATCCTCTATAAGTAAAGCCCATCCTCCAACCGGTTGCCAATCATGTTCTACTGAGAATATGTAATTGTTAAAACTACCATTATCAATTTTTCTTTTTCCTGTAATAGTAAAATTTAAAGCAGGGGCTGTGTAAGGTGAAGGGCCCGGGATGAAAAATGTAATTATATCACCAATTCCTAACAAATCATAATACCCCCTAAAATCAAAAACTACTAGACTTCCTGCATCTGTAGCAGCTCCTCCTAATCCAATTGTAGTAATTTTATTAGTATTTACATCTACTATTATACTAGCCTTTCCTCCTAATGGGTTATTGGCCCAATCTAAAGGAAAACTAAAAAGATCATTACCACTAGAATTTTCTCGATCTTGAGTAAATGAAGAAGTAGTTAAAGGATCTGTATTTGGTAAAAATAAAGACCCAGTAGTTACTACATATTCACTTCCACTTAATTCCCCATTATAAAATTCATCTTGAGTAGATTGAGTAACTATAAGAGAACCTGAAAGTGTTTGGGTTTCATAATACCAACTTTGAGTAATTTGAGGAGATACACTACTAGTTAGCATGTTAATATTATCAAATACTCCACCTGTTCCACCTGAAGTAAATCCTGATTCTATAGATGCTGAGTAGTAGGATTGGGTAGTTTCTACTGATGGTGGTTTTTGTTTATTCCTTTCTAAAATGTGCTGTTTTATAGCTACGCCTGTTGATAAACTTGATTTTGCCGGGGCAAAATCTTTAATCATTTTAAATAAAGAGTTATCAAAAAACTTAATTAATCTAATATAATCATTCCAATTATAATTATTATAATACTTATTAAAGTAAGAATCGCGTAATCTATCCAAGTCAGGATATGAGGTGACTGATTCCGATATTTGACGGGGGTCTCCGATATATTCCCCTATATTAAAGTATCCCATGGACGAGTTAATGTCGTCATTGATTTCATTTTGGGGAGAAAATGCTATTTCTAATAAATTTATGTCTTTTGTATAACTTCCACTTTCTTTGGTATAATAATTTTGTTGAATGCTTTTTTGAGAAGACAAAGTATTACCTGAGGGGAGAGATAGATCAACAGCTTTAACCTTTTCAGATATTCTGTTTTTTATACCTGCTGCAGTTTGATCTTGATATATAAATTGGGTATGAGAAGAAAAAAATTCTGGTCTTGAATTCCATATTCTATAATCTGAATCTGCTGCGAACGATTGGGTTATATATGCTGCTGAACCTGTAATTTTAGGGTGAGTTGATTCTGTTATTGACCCTGTTTCTTTGAATCGAGCTCTAAATACTAGATTATCTGCGGATGATGAATAATTTAATCCTTCAATAGAATCAGAATTCATTATATAATCATAAAAAGTACCCTCATTTAAGGCACAATTATAATATCTAATTTCTTGTATTGAGCCTGTAAACCCCACATAGTCGTTACTCCCTATAGTAACATTTGCTCCTGGGATTTCTAAATCTGAAGTAGAAGACCAAGAGGATCCTCCATTAGTTGATGTTGAAGAAGAGTAAAAACCTACTTTAAACCCATCATCACCCTTATAGATTTGATTTCCTGTTCTTAAAGTATATGTTGTTGAATCCTTATTTATATAAAGGGACCACCAATCCCCATTGTAAAAAGGGGCATCTACAGATGTTACTCTAGTAGATCCATCATAATATATTAAACTAGCATATTGATTAGAAGCAGAAGGAATAGAACCTGAGTAGGAAGCACTAGAAAATCCAGATCCTGTATATTCTAAGGCTAATACTCCATTGGTTCCCCCTGTGTTAAAATCAGCTAATGCTACGTAAGTATCTTCATTAGGGATACCACCAGGGTAGTTTAGTTTAAATCTAAAAACAAGAGATTCAGGCTTATCATCAGCAGAATTCCATAAAGTATTTAGACTAAAGGGAAATTCCCCACCATTCCCATCATTTTGGGCATTTAAGCTACCACTAATATCCCAAGCAAAATTAAAAGTATTTTGAAAATAGTCAAAATCATTAGAATTATTTTTATCCTTTCCCCCAAACTCAGATATTCTTAAAACAGTATCAGGGATACCAAAAGTATTAATTAAATTTCTTAATCCTGCTGTGCTACCCTTTTGTTTGAGTAATAAAGGTAAATTATGAAATATTCTTTTATAAAATTCTTTATTTACATCATCTATTATAGTAGGGTTATTTGAAGCACTTACATAAGTTTCAATTACTTCAGAACCAGTAGGGGGTAATAATCCTCCACCTTGATTCAACCCCGTAAAGGACGCAAATAAATTATCTGAAGTAAAGTTGTTTTGGTATAAATTAACCCCCATACTTCTAATAGCATCCGCAACTATATCTTTAGAGATACCATAGATTAATCTGTTATCAGCATCAAACCTATTTGATAAATCTTTAGTATAAACCCAAATATTATCAAAATGCTGACCAATCATATCTATGAATAGAAAGTATTGTACATTTCTGGTGTCATCTTGAATATATGATGGAAGAGAGTTATATAATCTATCTACATTTTCTAAATCATATTCCGACCCAGATATAGTAGCCTGATCGTATAACCAATCTGCAGTTGATATACTTTCTGTTAAAGCTAAAGTATAAGGTTTAGTATTATTAGTTTTTGGATATATATTATTTGATCCTGATGAGTAATATTGGTATTGTTCAAATTCATCAAAATTTGTAAGAATATTTGAAATTTGAGTTTGATAGTATGCAATACTCCCAGAGCTATCGGCGTTTGATAGATTTTCTAGTTCTGCTATAGAAGCACTATAAGATTGAACTTGACCTACTTTATAATAAAAATTTCTAACCCTTTGTTCTGCAGAAGAAAAATATATAAAATTATTAAAATTAGAATAATCAATATTAGGGGTAATTCCCTTATTTTTTAAGACTCCTTGTAATTCTCCCAAAGAACCAGTCCACGGAGTGCTCCCATCCCATGATGAAGTTGTACTTAATAATTCAGATTGATTTATAAATACTGTAGAATTATTAATTACATCTTGTTCGTTTAAATTAAAATTAGGCCCTTTTAATTTTTTAAATGAGGGTGAGGGTATTATCCTAGCAGGAAAATTTACGGCATACGATACTTCTTCAGCTGTTTGGAGGACAATATTTAAAGTATCTTTAAGACTAAATTGAGTTTCTAAGGGTTCATATAATTTAATTAAAACTGTATATTGTGCTTCACTTGAGGTGTCAATTAAAATATTATTAGCTAAAAATAATTTGTTATTTCCAAAATTTATTTCAAAATCCTCAAAATAAGGAGATTCATTTAATTCAGTCTTAAAATTATTAACTAATTCTTCTAGTTCTATATTAGAAATGTTATTATTAGCTACTCTAATCTCAGTCCTATCAGAAGATATTTCTTTTATATAATAAGGAGTAGATTGAGATGAAGATACCTGATTTCTTAAAAAATTATATATTACAGTATAATTCCCTTGGTCATATCCTTCTTTGATTAAGTCTTTTTCGGGGTTTACATTTACTGAAGAATAAGCATTCTTCTCAGTATTATAATCTAAAGTTATAGTATAATCAATATAATTATAATTTATATACTGTAATAATTTTTGCTCATTATATATAGAAAATTCAACAACATCCGTTTCAGGATTAAATTGAGATATTACATCAAAAGAGGGAATTAAATTTAAATCTGCTTCTGAGTAATTTTCTACTATTGTAGTAGATATTTTATTTACTGTAACTTCAGCCATTTGGTAATTGTTGTGCTAATGAGGCGTTTGCTTCTTGAGTGTTTGATAATTCAGTCTGTGTTTCTAATAATTGTGCTCTTAAAGAATTTACTTCTTGAACTAAAGCCTCTATTTCAGCATTGGTTTGTTCGTCACCTACATACTCTGAACTTTCTTCTATAAGGGTATTATGAGAATTAATACCTGTTTTAGGTATATCAAAAAATAATTGGTTGTAGTATACAAAAAATTGATCAACAGTTATAGTATCCTCCTCTATAGTAATTACAGGGGGTAATAATTCATTAAAGGATGTATCAATTGTTTTTTGATAATCACTCTTATTATAAACTATTCTAGTTAAATTTACTCTTTGTTTAGCCATTTATTATTTTAAAATAATAGTTATTATCTAATATTAAAATCTCATTATTTATAGGTACTTTAAGTAAAATTTGATAATATCTCTCAGGTTCAAACCCATTCATATATAAATCAAAATAACTACTAGTAGCATCAGCACTAATTTTAGTGTAATTATCATTAAATTCTATAACAAATTCATTAGTATCTAAATCTTTTACAGCATAAGAAGATGATTCAGGAAGATAATAATTTGTAAGATATATAGAAGATGTTTGATAAGTTCTTGTGGGAAAACGGGGTCTACAATTAATTTTAAATCTATGAATACTTTCACTTCTAAATGTCCCGGGATTGTTGTCTAAAGAAGCTACTAATTCTGAGGTATTAATTATAGTAGTAGAAGAAGATCCTGTGTTAAATATAGCATCTTCCCATTTAAATTGTAATTCTGGTGGGTAAATAGTGTTAGTATCTATAGAATAGAATTTAATAATAGCTTGATTATACAAGCTTCCTTCTTCATTATTTTCACTTTGTTTAATTATAAAACCATCATTAATAAATCCACCTAAACTATTAGAGGCACTATACCAAGTTTTAATAGTGTTTGTTACATTAACATTTAAATCTTTGTTGCTAGTATAATTATAAATCTGTGACTCAGTCACATTTAAGCCTAAAGATGATCCAGTATACCATGTCCCTCCTCCTGCTACATTTCCAAATGAACCTGTTGAATAAGCTTCATAACCTGAAGTAGTCCAAGCGTTAGATCCTGAATATGATTTAAATGCCCAACTACATCCATTATCTGTCTCAGGAGAGTTATTAAAATATCCTGTTCCCATATTCCAAGATCCTGATATGGGGTATATTTCTAATGTAGTATCTGTGTTAAGATTTTCTATATTAGCTACAAAGGTTTTTAGATTTACCTCCATAGAAGAAGTACCTATTTTATTATCTATTAATGAGTCAATTTCATCTTGAGAAAATTGAATTAAATATCTACTTAAATAGGAATCAGGATCAACCATAGTCTCAATAATAGAATCTAACCCTGTATTTCTAGCAGGGTACCTAGAATATATAGTAGTGTCTTTAGTGGGAAATAATTTATATACTGCCATGATTAAAAGGTTCTTGCTCTACCCCTAATATCAGTACTAGGGAATTTAACTTCAAATATACAGGGATCTACAGAAGGATAAATAATATTAGATTGAGTAGCTCCAAGTATATCATACGCATACTGTGAATAATTCCCACCTACCTTATTGGTAATAACAACATTATTTACAGTTTGAACTCCCTCAATTTTATCTAAAAGAATATATACCTCTCTTAAAATAATAGGTTGATTAATTTGTTGATTGTTTATATTAAAAAAGTCCTGTAAAGAGGTAATACATTTATTTATTACTTCATTACTGTTATAGTTGGGTAAAATTATCAAATCAAAGTCTATCCCTATATTTACAATAAAGGCATCTTTAATTTGTATAGAATCATTGGCACTTCTATATTGAGATATGTAAGTACTTAAATTCTTTTTTAAAGTAGGAGAAGCAATAGTTAATTGTTTTTGGGAATTATAAGACAACACATATAAATCTAGCAAAGAAGAAGTTTCTCCTAGAGAAACAGATTCTGCTTTTTCTTTTTCAATATAAGCTTTAGCTATTGTTCCAAATTGAGCAGGAAGACTTAAAGCTCTAGTAAGATAATCTTGGGGGGTAACTGCTCTTAATTGAGCTCCAAAATTACCTAAAGAGTTATTTCTTATTTCTTCTACCGAATCCCCATCACTTCCTCCTGTTGCGGCAGAAGGATTAGTAATTAATAAAGAATTAAAAATGTCTTGGGCAGTACCATTTGTTAAATTATCTTGTTGGAATTTAACTGTCCCTGTTAAGGTATTTAATATGTTGGATTCAACATTTGAAGTAACTCCTCCCCCAGTTAAGTATCTAATAGTTAAGGTTGTATTAGAGGGTGCAATCCCATAAGTATTAGTATATAAAAAGTTTTGGGGGTCAAAAGCAGTTTTTAATTTATTTTGAGTATAAGGTAATCCAATCCCTATATTTTCGGGATTTGGTGTAATTTGCTCATTAATATCATTAGAATTAGTTCCTGCCCCAAATTGGATATCTAATTGAGTTTTTGATTTAAATCTAGTAACAAATCTCCTAGGAACTTTTTTAAGATTTAACAAATATGGTACTTCTTCTATATCACTAATAGTGTTAGGATCATATCCATATGGAGTTTTATTTTTTATTGGGTTATAAATTGTTTCTTGCGCTAAATAAGGAACCTCATACCAAGTATTACCATCACTATCAATTATATCTAATATACCTATTATGTTAGTATCATTTATTGTAATAGTGGGATAACGTTCAACATTTGTAAATGTTTGAGTTATAGTATTAATAGTAGCTGATTTTGATTTACGTGTCTTTTTTAGAAGAAAAGTATTTACATCTGCTCCCCCATTAGTAGTAGTATATACACTTATTTCTGTAGGATCTAAAGAAGAGGAAATTGTAAAATCTATTGGATCCTCTATTAAAAAATTAATGCTTGATCCTAAAGTAGATGAAATCGAAGAATTTTCATCTATAAGTAAGGCATAGTCAAAATCTGGGACATCAGTGCCCCCCTCATCTTTAGATGGGATTTCTTGGAATACCTCTATGTCTACTAGAGAAGGAGTACTAACTTTAGGGGAATAACCCATCATATATGCCAATTCATATAAATTAGGTTCCTGCCTAGCATATTGTAAAAATGTTTCTTGGACTTGATTGTCCAAATAAAAAGATAATACATCTCCTACATAAGATGCCATCTCAATAAATAAAGCCCCAGGAGAATTTTGGCTAAAGTCATTATAGGTAGAAGGAAAGTAAGTTTGAGAAAAGTTAATTAAACTATTCCTAAAGTCATTAAAATCTCTATTAATATATTTTATATCTTTAGTTTCAGCCATTATAAATTAAAGTTAAGTTCTAAATTGTCTTCATTGGTATTAAATACAGTATAAGACATATTTATATTTAATGTATTATTATCAATATCTTCCAATACCTCAAGATCAGTTAAATATACCTCAGGAAAATAAATAGATAAATCATCTTTTATTCTTTTTTCTACTATTTCAAAAGTATTAGTAGTAATTTGTTCAAATAGTATATTTTTTAATCCCCCTCCATAATCTGGGTTTAGGGGTCTTTCCCCTGGGTTAGTTGTAAACCATATGATTAGATTAGATTTAATTTGATCCTTAGTAGTATAATTTAATCTAAATGGAGTAACATCTCCCACTCTGGTTTCATCCGTGGCCGAACCAGAGATGGCAAAGGAAGAAAAGGGATATGCAATCCCAACAGCATTTCTTGGTTGTTGATCAATAGGAAATATGTTGGTTTGCTTAATTGCCATTATTTGTTATTCATTAGTCCCATTATCTGGTCCATATTAACTTCTCCTGCTGGGAGATCCATACCAGGT